GTCTCCGAGAAGACCGGCGAGATGCGCGAGGTGGCCACCTACCGCGCGACCGACCCGGTCACCCGCCGGGAGATCGTCTTCTCCCCGGACGTAGGCTGGAGCTACAACCCCGGCGCCGCCTCCTGGCAGCCCGACCCCAAGCGCTACACCGGCGACCTGGCCAAGCTCGCCAGGAAGGAACTGCCGTGAGCGACTTCGTCAGCATCACCGTCGACGACAGCCAGCTGCAGGCGGCGCTGCAGCGGCTGGAGCACGCGGGCGTCGATCTGAGCCCGGCCATGCGCAAGATCGCCCAGGCGCTCCACAAGGTCACCGAAGACAACTTCGCCGCCGAGGGCCGACCGAAATGGACGCCCCTGGCCGAGGCCACCAAGCACGCCCGCCTCGGCGGCAAGAAGACGTACAAGAAGAACGGCGAGCTGACGGCCGCAGCTCAACGCAGACAGGATGCCGGCTTCCGCATCCTGCAGCACACCGGCGATCTGGCTGGCAACATCAGCACCGACTACGACAGCACCCAGGCGGTGGTCGGCAGCAACAAGGAATACGCGGCCATCCACCAGTTCGGCGGGATGGCTGGGCGCGGCCGCAAGGTCGAGATTCCGGCCCGCCCGTATCTGCCGCTCACTACGGACGGCGACCTGCAGCCCGAGGCGCGCGAAGAGGTGCTCGATACCATCCTGCGGCACCTCAAACGGGCGGCTGGCGTCTAGCCGCTCTGGCAGCGTTCGGGGCGCTCGGGACGCGCAACGATAGTCCGACGCCCTGATCGGCGCGCCCTAAGGTTTTATAAAGGCTTGGTGCGCAGCATGCCGGCCCACTTCTCCCGCGCGTTTCCCGCCGAGGGGCCGGAATTGTAAAGTCGATTAAAAGACCGCCCCCCGCCCGCCGCCGATCATGGCGGCATGAACACGACCAAACACCTCCACATCTTCAAGCCCGGTCGCCAGACCGCGATGTCTGGTGTGACGCGGGAGTTTTCCGAATCCGATCTTGAGGCAAGCGCCCGCGCCTACGACCCGGCCAAGCACGAGGCGCCGATCGTCATCGGCCACCCCAAGCACGACGCCCCGGCCTACGGCTGGGTGAAGTCGCTGGCCGCCGGGGCCGATGGCCTCAACGCCGAGCCGCACCAGGTCGATGCGAACTTCGCCGAGCTGGTGGCCGCCGGCCGCTACAAGAAGATCAGCGCCAGCTTCTACCTGCCCGACGCCCCCAACAACCCGGTGCCCGGCGTCTATTACCTGCGCCACGTCGGCTTCCTTGGCGCCCAGCCCCCGGCGGTGAAGGGCCTCAAGCAGGCCGAGTTCGCCGATGCCGAGGACGGCGTCGTCGAGTTCGGCGACTGGGGCATGGAGGCCAACGCCTCCCTCTGGCGCCGCATGCGCGAATGGCTCTTGGCCAAGTTCGGCCAGGAAACCGCCGACCAGGTGGTTCCTGACTGGCAGATCGAATCCATCCGCGAAGCCGCACGCCAGGACGACGACGCCCCGCGCACCGCCTTTGCCGATCCCATCGTTTCCCCGACCCACCCACCTCACGAGGAGAACCATGCAGTGACACCCGAGGAAAAGGCCGCACTGGAGGCCGAAAACGCCCAGCTGAAACAGCGCCTGGCGGAAGCCGATGCGCGCGAGAAGGCGAGCACGGCCGCCAAGCGCCACGGCGACCACCTGGCCTATGCCGAGCAGCTCGTCGGCGAGGGCAAGCTCGCCCCGAAGCACAAGGAAGCCGTGGTCGCCTTCCTCGACTTCGCGGACGGCGAGACCGCCCTGGAGTTCGGCGAGGGGGATGCCAAGCAACCGCTGGCTACCGCCTTCAAGTCCTTCCTGGGTGATCTGCCCAAGGTGGTCGAGTTCGGCGAAACCGCCACCAAGGACAAGGCCGGTCAGCAATCCGGCGGCGACGCGGTGGACTACGGCGAGAACGTCGATCAGGACCGCCTCGCCCTCGATCGCAAGATTCGCCAGTACATGCAGGAGCACAAGGTGGATTACGCCACCGCTGCCTCCTGCGTGATCAAGTAACCCAACCCAGGAGATTTCAATGGGCCGTTTATCCAACCTGCGGGTCGTTGACCCGGTTCTGACCAACCTGTCGGTCGGCTACAGCAACGCCGACCTGGTGGGCGATGTCCTCTTTCCCTTCGTTCCGGTGGACAAGGAAGGCGGCAAGATTCCGAAGTTCGGCAAGGAAGCCTTCAAGATTTACAACACCGAGCGTGCCCTGCGGGCCAAGTCCAACCGCATCAATCCCGAAGACGTGGACGGCGTCACCGTCTCCCTCGACGAGCACGATCTGGAATACCCGATCGACTACCGCGAGAGCGACGAGGCCGCCTTCCCTCTCGAAGCGCACGCCACCCACGTCGTGACCGAGGGCATCCGCCTGCGCCACGAGAAGAAGGTAGCCGATCTGGCGCAGAACACCGCGAACTACGCCGCCAGCAATAAGATCGTCCTGGCCGGCACCAGCCGCTTCACCGACAAGGCCAACTCTGACCCGATCGGCGTCTTCGAGGACGGCAAGGAAGCCGTGCGCGGCAAGATCGGCAAGTACCCGAACACCGCTGTCATTGGCGCCGCCTCCTGGAAGGCGATCAAGCAGCACCCGCAGTTCCTGGAGCGCATCAAGTACAGCATGAAGGGTGTGCTGACCGTCGAGCTGCTCAAGGAAATCCTGGAAGTCGAGCGCATCGTGGTCGGCCGCGCCGTCTATTCCAGCGACACGGGCACCTTTGGCGACCTGTGGGGCGACAACATCGTGCTCGCCTACGTTGCCCAGCAGCGCCAGGGCGCCGAGCGCACGCCTTACGAGCCCTCCTTCGGCTACACGCTGCGCAAGAAGGGCATGCCGCAGATCGACAAGCGCACCGAGGACGGAAAGCTGGAGCTGGTGCGCAACACAGACAACTTCGGTGTGTATCTGCTCGGTGCCGAAGCCGGCTTCCTGATCGCCGACACCAACGCCTAACCGGGAGCCGCTGATGGAACAGGAAAAGAAACCCTACCAGGTCGGCGCCACGCCGCTGCTGCTCGATGGCGAGCGCGCCGAACCCGGCGACATCGTCAAGCTGACCGACCAGGAAGCGGCCGCCCTCGGCGACCACGTGTCCCCGGCGGCTGCTGATGCGGCCAATGCCGGCGACGAATCCAAGGCCACCAAGAAAGGAGCCAAAGCGTGAAGACCCAACAAATCTGCCTGACCACCTCGGTCACGGCTGCAGCCGCCCTGAGCCGGCTGCGCTTCGTCGGCCTGACCGGCGCCGTATGCGCCGCCGGGGCTAAGGCCCTGGGCATCGCCGAGACCGCCGCCGACCTTGGCGAACAGGCCCCGGTGAACACCCACGGAATCCTGCTGGTGGAAGCCGGCGCCGCCATCGCTGCCGGGGCCGAGGTCGAGTCCGACGCCAACGGCAAGGCCATCACCAAGGCTGCAGGCATCAGCAACGGCTTCGCCCTGGATGCCGCTGCGGCGGCCGGCGACGTGATCCGCATCGTTCGGGGCATCTGAGCATGGACAACCAGCACAAGCTCATCGCCGGCTACCGCGACCTGACCGAGGACGAAATCGCCTTGATGAACGAGGTGAAAGCCAAGGCGGCCGAGGTCGGCACGCTCGTGGAGAAGCTGCGCGAGCGCCTGCCGGCCTTCAAGATGGACGGCGAGCCCATCCAGGTGGGCGACCAGACCCTGATCGGTGTCACCGAGGAAGCGTTCGAGACCGACCGCTGGATGACGATCGGCCAGGACCACCTGCAGCAAGGCTTCATGGCGCTGACCCGCGCCGTGGCCCGGCCGACCACGTTCTGAGGCAGCCATGCGTTACTGCTCGCTCGCCGACCTGCAGCTGGCCCTCCCGGCGCAGACGCTGATCTGGCTCTCCAACGACGACGCATCGGCCATCGCCATGAACCAGGCGGTGGTCGAGGAAGCCGTCAGGCAGGCGGAAGAGCTGGTCGATGCCCATCTGCGCGGGCGCTACAACCTGCCGCTCGACCCGGTGCCGTCCGTCGTCAAGGACATGACGGTCAATCTGGCGCGGCACTGGCTGTATGCCCGGCGGCCGGAAGGCAGCGAGCTGCCCGACGCGGTCACACGCACCTACAAGTCCGCCCTGCAGATGCTGGAGGCCATCCGCGACGCCAAGCTGACCATCGGCGTGCCGACCGGGGAAGCCGCGCCGGAGCCGGGCGAGATGAAGGTGCGGGCGCGTCCGCGCCGCTTCGGCTCTGACCTGCTGGATCGCTACTGATGGCCACCACCCTGCAGATCATCGACGCCGTGGTGGAGCGCCTGAAGGTGAAGCTCCCCCAGCTGGCCGTCGAGTATTTCCCCGACCGGCCGGCGGAATACCGGCTCAACCACCCCAGGGGCGCGCTCCTGGTGAGCTACCTGGGGAGCCAGTTCGACACGACCGTCGATGTCACCTACATCGCCCAGCCGCGCACCGTGAAGCTGTCGGTCACGGTGATCCTGCGCCAGCTCAACGGCAAGGGCGGCGCCGTCGACGTGGTGGATGCGGTACGCCAGGCGCTGGTGGGCTTCCGCCCGCCGGACTGCCGAAAGGTCTGGGCCGTGTCCGAGAAGTTCCTGGGAGAGACGGCCGGCCTGTGGCAGTACGCCGTGGATTTGGCCACCGAGGCGATGCTGGTCGAGGACGCCGACGTCAATACCGAAACACCCCTGACCCTGGTTACTTACGAGGAGAACCCATGAAATACCGTTACAGCGGGCCGACCAGCGGCGTGACGCTGCAAAAGGGCGAAGAAGCCCAGGAAGTGATGCTCCACACCGGCGCCGAGGTCGAGCTGCCGGAAGAGCACGAGTACACCAAGACCCTGCTGGCCCTGGGTCACCTGACCCCGCTCAGTGCCCAGACCCGGCCGGCCACCAAGACGTCGGCGCGCACCAGCGCCGGCACCGATGAACCCGCAGCGAAAGGAGCGTAAGCGATGGCTGCAAACTACTTGCATGGCGTAGAAACCATCGAGGTCGAGCGCGGCCCGCGTCCCGTTCGCACGGTGAAATCGGCCGTGATCGGCCTGATCGGCACGGCGCCGATCGGCGCGGTCAATGCGGCCACCCTGACCCTGTCCGAGAAGGATGCGGCCGCCTTCGGCTCGCAACTTCCGGGCTTCACCATCCCCCAGGCGCTGGATGCGATCTACGACCACGGCGCCGGCACGGTGATCGTGATCAACGTGCTCGACCCCACGATCCACAAGACGGCCGTGGTTTCCGAGGCCATCACCTTCGACGCCTCCACCGACCGCGTGAAGCTCGCGCACGGCGCGGTGGCCGCCCTGGTGGTGAAGAGCAACGACGGATTGACCACCTACGTGCTCGGCACCGACTACACGGTCGATACGCTCACCGGCGAGCTGACCCGCGTCAAGGGCGGCGGCATCGTGGCCGGCGCCAGCGTCAAGGCCAGTTACGACTACGCCGACCCGACCAAAGTCACGGCAGCGGACATCATCGGCACCGTCAATGCGGCGGGTGTGCGCACGGGTCTCAAGGCGCTCAAGGACACCTACAACCTGTTCGGCTTCTTCGCCAAGATTCTGATCGCCCCGGCCTTCTGCACGCAGAACTCGGTGGCGGTCGAGCTGATCGCGATGGCCGACCAGCTGGATGCGGTGGCCTACATCGACGCGCCGATCGGCACCACCTACGCCCAGGCGCTGGCGGGTCGCGGCCCGGCCGGCACCATCAACTTCAACACCTCCAGCGACCGCGTGCGCCTGTGCTACCCGCACGTGAAGGTGTATGACCCGGTGCTCAACGCCGAGCGCCTGGAGCCGCTGTCCGCCCGCGCCGCCGGCCTGCGCGCCAAGGTCGATCTGGACAAGGGCTTCTGGTGGTCCAGTTCCAACCAGGAGCTGGCCGGGGTGATCGGCGTCGAGCGCCAGCTCTCGGCGATGATCGACGACCCGCAGTCCGAGGTGAACCTGCTCAACGAGCAAGGCATCACCACGGTGTTCTCAAGTTACGGTTCGGGCTTCCGGCTGTGGGGCAACCGCACCGCCGCCTGGCCGACCGTCAGCCACATGCGCAACTTCGAGAACGTGCGCCGCACCGGCGACGTGATCAACGAGTCGCTGCGCTACTTCAGCCAGCAGTTCATCGACATGCCGATCAACCAGGCACTGATCGACGCCCTGGTGGAATCGGTGAACGGCTACGGCCGCAAGCTGATCGGCGATGGCGCGCTGCTGGGCTTCAAGGCGTGGTTCGACCCAGCGCGCAACGAGGAAACCGAGCTGGCCAACGGGCATCTGCTGATCAGCTACAAGTACACCCCGCCGCCGCCCCTGGAGCGCCTGACGTTTGAGACCGAGATCACCTCGGAATACCTGCTGACGCTGAAGGGAGGCAACTGATCATGGCCGGCAAGATCGAAATCAACCGCATCACCAACGCCAACATCTACGTGAATGGCAACTCGCTGCTCGGCCGCGCCGAGGAGATCAAGCTGCCCGACATCTCGGCCATCATGCAGGAGCACAAGGCGCTCGGCATGGTCGGCAAGATCGAGCTGCCGGCGGGCTTCGACAAGCTGGAGGGCGAGGTCAAGTGGAACTCGCTGTACAAGGACGTGGCCAAGACCGTGGCCAACCCGTTCAAGGCGGTGCAGCTGCAGTGCCGCTCCAGCATCGAGACCTACGGCGCCCAGGGCCGCATCCAGGAGGTCAGCCTGGTCACCTTCCTGACCGTGATGTTCAAGAAGAATCCGCTCGGTACCTACAAGCAGCACGACAACGCCGAGTTCGGCTCGTCGTTTTCGGCGACCTACATCAAGCAGGTGGTCGATGGCGACGAGGTGCTGGAGCTGGACTACATGGCCAACATCTTCCGCGTCGGCGGCGAGGACATGCTGGCCGACTACCGCAGCAATATCGGCGGCTGAGCCTTAACCGCTTCCCCCTGCAGGCCCACTTCGGTGGGCCTTTTCATTTGTTAAAGCCGTTTAACTGACCCGCGCTCGGCGCCAGCCGACAATCCTTCGCGTACCTCCTTGTTTTTCAACCCACGCGAAGGAAGCCTCATGGAACTCACCCTCAAGCACCCGTTCACCAACGCTGCCGGCCAGCGCATCGAGAAGCTCACCGTCCGCCGCGCCAAGCGCGCCGACATGAAGGCCGCCGCCAAGTACAGCAAGGATGAAGGGGAACAGGAAGACTTCCTGTTTGCCCAGATCACCGGCCTGACGCTGGAAGACATCGACCAGCTCGACCTGGCCGACTCGAAGGCGCTGACCGACACCTTTCGCAGCATGGTGGACAACTGACGAAGCGCTGCGGCCGCTGGACGAAGTGCTGCTCACGGTCCTGCGCATTCAGCCGTCCGAGATCGACGGCCTCGACATGGAGGACTACTGGTTCTGGATCGGGGTCGCCGAGCGCGAGGTCAAGCGCCGGAACGAGATGATGCAGTCGCTTTACGGCCGATGAACACCACCACGGCCACCAGCAAACCGCCGATGAAGGAAGCGCCGGCCGCCAGGGGCGCGCCGGCCATCGCCGCCAGGGCGAGCGCGAAGGGGAAGAGGAAAAGCGCCGCCCAGAACGGCAAGTGCGCGAAGCACACCCAGGCAAGCCACGCGGCACCGCTGCCGATGGCCAGCCAGTAGAGCGTCTTGGCGGTAGTGAGGGCGGTTTTTTCAAACATGTTTCTAGGATAGCAAAAGGCAAAACGGCATGGCCAATGAACTGCTCGTAGGGGTCAAGATCGGCGCGGTGCTGTCCGGCACCTTCCAGGCCGCCTTCGCCTCGGCGCGCGGCACCTCGTTGAAGCTCGGCCAGGCGGCCGACGAATTGCGCGTCAAGCACGCCCGACTGGGCGAGGTCATGGCGCGCGCCATGTCGCATCCCACCCGCAACGTGGGCGAGCTGCGCCGCCAGTATGAACGGCTCGGCCAGACCATCGATCAGCTTCGCGCCAAGCAGGAGAAGCTGGCGGCCAGCATGGCGCGGGGCGAGGCGCTCAAGGCAGCCCGCGCCGATCTGCGTGGCCAGGCGATGGAGACAGCCGGCACGGCTATCGCCCTGGGCGCCCCGGTGGTGCAGTCAGTTCGCTTGGCAGCCGGCTTCCAGGACCAGATGCGGGACATCGCCATTACTGGCGAATTCACCAAGGCCGAAGAGGCCAGGATCAGCGGTACCGTCCGCGAATCGGCCACCCGATGGAACCAGACCCAGGCCGAGATCGGCCGGGGCCTCGGCGTGCTGGTGGCGGGTGGCATTCAGGACGCGAAGGCGCTGGAGTATTACGCCCCGATCATGGCCAAGGCGGCCACGGCGACCCGCGCCAGCATGGACGACCTGGGCAGTGTGGCCATCGCCCTGAAGGACAACCTCAAGGTCGGCGAGGAAGGCTTCGAGGGCGCGCTCAACATGCTGGCCTACGCGGGCAAGCGCGGCCAGTTTGAAATCCGCGACATGGCCAAGTGGCTCCCGGCCCTGTCGCCGTCCTTCCAGGCGCTCGGTGTGACTGGCAAGGAAGCCGTCGCCGAGATCGGTGCCGCCCTGCAGATCGCCCGCAAGGGCGCCGGCTCGAACGATGAGGCGGCCAACAACTTCAAGAACTTCCTGCAGAAGATCACCGCCCCGGACACGCTCAAGGACTTCGAGAAGGCCGGCATCGACCTCAAGGGCAGCATGATGAACCTGCGCGCCCAAGGGCTGACGCCGGTGCAGTCCATGCTGGCCATCATCACGCAGTACATGCAGTCCAAGGGGCCGGCAGCCGCCGGCCAGTTCCAGCAGGCGATGGCCATCAAGGACGATAAGGAACGCGAGGCCGCGCTGCAGCGCCTGTCGGAAGCCTACAAGCTGGGCGAGCTGTTCCAGGACATGCAGGCCATGTCGTTCATCCGCCCGGCGATTGCCAACCAGGGCGAGATGAAGGACATCAAGCAAGGCTCGATGGATGCCGGCGACAAGGGGCTGCTCGACGCCGACTTCAAGAAGCGCATGGAAGGCGCCACCGAGCAGTTCAAGGCGTTCAAGATCGGCGTGATGGACATCGGCATCACCATCGGCGACGCGCTGCTGCCGCCGCTGACCGAACTGTTGCAGGAACTGAAGCCCGGAATCAAAGCCTTCGGCGACTGGGCCAAGGAACACCCCGGCCTGATCAAGGGCGTGATCGGCCTGGTCGGCGGCCTGCTCGCCGGCAAGATGGCCTTCATCGGCATCAAGTACGGCATCAACCTGGTGCTCTCGCCGTTCAACGCCCTGCGCACGTCCATCACGGCACTGTCGGGCAAATGGACGTATCTCCAAGGCATGTGGCAGGCCGGCCGCTTCGCTCCCGCGATCGCCGGCTTGCGCTCCATCGGTGGCGGCATCCTGGCGGTCGGTCGCTTCCTGGTGCCGTTCGGTCAGGGTCTTCTGATGACCTTCGGCGCCCCGCTGATGCTTGTCGGCCGAGGCGCCTTGTTCCTCGGGCGGCTGCTGGTCGGCAATCTGGTGCCCGGTTTGCGGCTCGCTGGGCAGGCCGTGCTGTGGCTCGGCCGGGCCATGCTGTTGAATCCCATCGGCTTGGCGGTCACCGCGATTGGCGTGGCCGCCTACCTGGTGTGGAAGAACTGGGACAAGGTGAAGGGCGCAGTGATGGCCGGATGGAACTGGCTGAAGGGATTCAAGAACCAGTTCTTCGCGGCCGGCGCCGACCTGATCAACGGGCTGGTGAATGGCGTCACGTCCAAGCTCACCGCCGCCCGCGACAGCATCGTCTCCTTCGGCTCCAGCATCAAGGGCTGGTTCGCCGACACCCTGGGCATCAAGTCGCCATCCCGCGTCTTCATGGGATTCGGCGACAACATCGCCCAGGGGGCGGCGATCGGCATCGGCCGCTCGGCTGGGCTGGCCTCCAAGGCTGCGGCCGGCATGGCCTCCGATACGGCTGCAGCTGCAGCGGCACAGCGAATCAACGCTGGCCGGGCCGGCGCCGGTACCGCAGGCGCAGTCGCCGGTGGCGCTGGGGGAATGACCATTCACTTCAGCCCGACGATCCAGGTCCAGGGCGGTGCGGCCGAGGCCGTCAAGGGCCAGGTCACCGAGGCGCTCAATCTCTCGTTGCGGGAGCTGGAGCAACTGATCGCGCGCGTATCCGCGCAGCAAGCACGGAGGGCCTACTGATGTTTGCGCTCCTGGGCGACGTCCAGTTCGACCTCATCACCTACTTCGACGGCTTCGAGTCACAGTTCGGCGCCGACTATGCCGAGCACCCGCTGATCGAGGGCAAGCCGCGCCTGCAGTTCGTCGGCGACAAGCTCGACGAAATCCGCATCCAGCTCGCCTTCCACCTGCACTACTGCGACCCCGAGGCCGAGCTGGCCAAGCTGAAAAAGGCACTCGCCGCCCACGACGCGATGGCCCTGGTGCTCGGCAACGGCGACTACAAGGGCTGGTTCGTGCTGACCGATGTGCAGGCGACCAGCAAGCACACCGACAAGGCCGGCACGCTGATCGCGCTGGAGGCCAGCATCACGCTGCGCGAGTTCGTCGGCGACAAGAAGAACCCGCTGCCGCCGCCCGCCGTCCAGCCCAAGCTGCCGCCGGCTGCGGCCAAGGCCCTGCCGGCGAGCCAGACCGCTGGCGTCGCCACGCTGGCCAGCGGCGCAGCCGCCGTGCGCGACAACATCCGCCAGGCGGTGACCTACGCCAACCAGGCGCAGTCCGCGCTGCGGGTGGCTGTAGATGCTGCCCGCGTGGCGCAGAAGCTGCGCGACAACCCGCTGGCGGCGCTGGGCCGGGTGCCCAGCCTCCTAACCGGCATGAAACAGGTGGCCGGCCCGCTGGAGAATCTGTCGCCGACCCTGGCCAGCCTGACCAGCCAGTTGCCCGAGGCGTCCAGCATCCTGCGCGCCAGCAATAACGCCCTGGGCGCGGTGCGTAACGCCCAGGGCGCCCTGTCGGCCGTCAGCGCCGGCACCGTGACCGGCCGCATCGACTACCTGGCTGGCCAGCTCTCGACCGCGACCGGCGCTCTGGAGTCGGCCGCGCCGAGCATCAGCAAGCTGGCCGGCAAGGTCGTGACGAGGACGATCTGATGTACCTGACCCACATCACCACCGAAGGCGAGCGCTGGGACCAGCTCGCCACCCGTTACTACGGCGATCCGCTGCAGTACGAGCGCATCGTCGCCGCCAACCCGCACGTGCCGCTGGCCACCACCCTGCCGGGCGGCCTGACGCTGTCGGTGCCGGTGATCGAGCAGCAAGACCTGTCCGAGGAGCTGCCGCCGTGGCTGCGCTGACCGACCAGTTGCCCACCGCCGTAGCCAAGGTGCCGCACCCGGTGTTCGTGCTCTCCTACGAGCAGAAGAACATCACCAGCGACATCACGCCCTACGTGCGCTCGGTCACCTACACCGACTACCTGTCCGGGCAGTCCGACGAACTGGAGGTCGAGCTGGAGGATGCGGACGGACGCTGGGTGCGTCACTGGTATCCCGGCAAGGGCGACACGTTGTCGCTCAAGATCGGCTATGAGGCGGCGCCGCTGCTACCCTGCGGGGCGTTCGAGATCGACGAGATCGAGTTCGCCCAGCCGCCCGCGACGGTGTCGATCCGGGGGCTGGCCACCGGCGTCAAGAAGTCGGTGCGCACCCGCGTCGGCCGTGCCTACGAGAACACCACGCTGGCGGCGATCGCCCAGCGCATTGCCAAGCGCAACAAGCTGACCCTGACCGGCAAAATCCGCGACATCCGCATCGACCGAGTGACGCAGTACCAGGAGCGCGACGTCGAGTTCCTCACGCGCCTGGCACGCGAGTATGGCTATGCCTTCAAGATCGTCGGCAGCAAGCTGGTCTTCACCGAGCTGGCCGACTTGCGTGACGGCGGCACGGTGGCCACCCTCAAAGCGACCGACCTGATCGCCATCCGCCTGCACGACAAGATCAAGGACATCTACCAGGAGGCCAAGGTCAAGTACCACGACCCGAAGACCAAGAAGCTGGTGGTCTATGGCGTGAAGGGCGACCAGGTGACCGAGGTCGGCCAGACCACCACCAGCACGAAGAAGCAATCCGGCCAATCGGCCAGCGGCGACACGCTGAAGCTCTCGACCCGCTCCGGCTCCAAGGCGGCCGCCCAGGCCAAGGCGCAGGCGGCGCTGGACGACGCCAACCTGCAGCAGACCGCCGGCAGCCTGACCGTGCCGGGCAACCCCAAGCTGGTCGCCGGCACCACCTTCGAGCTGGCCGACTGCGGCAAGCTCTCCGGCAAGTACCTGGTGGAGTCGGCCCGCCACCGCCTCGATCGCGGCGGCGGCTACGTCACCGAACTGGAAGTGAAGCGCGTCGCCCTGCCGGCCTCGGGCGCTGGCAGCACCTCGGCCAAGAAAAAGTCCGGCAAGACCCTCAACGTGTACGGCGTCCAGAGTAGCGGCCAGGTGGGCGTGGTCGGCACCACCCAAGCGAGCACGAAGAAATGAGAGAGACCCTGCAAGAGTTCGGCGCCAGCTTCAAATTCGGCACGGTCTCGGCCGTCGATGCCAAGACCTGCCGCGTGCGCGTGCGCCTGCCCGACTACGACAATCTGCGCACGGCCTGGCTTCCGGTGCTGCAGGCCAAGACCCTGCGCGACAAGCACTACCACCTCCCTGACCTCGGCGAGCATGTGGTGGTGCTCCTGGACGGGCGCGGCGAGGACGGCGTTGTTCTGGGCGCCGTCTATTCCAGCTCCGACCCGGCGCCGGTGGCCAGCGGCGACAAGCATCACGTGCGCTTCGACGACGGCGCCGAGATGGAATACGACCGCGCCAGCCACCAGCTGACGGTCAAGGGCGGCATCCAGAAGGTGGTGGTCGAGGTCGGCGCCGACATCCTGCTCAAGGCCGGCGCCAAGGTCACCGTCGACGTGCCGGAGACCGAGGTCACCGGCAACCTGCTGGTGAAAGGCAAGCTGACCTACCAGGGCGGCATGGCCGGCTCGGGCGGCAGCGGCGCAGCGGCCGCCATCACCGGCAACGTCCAGGTCATCGGCGACATCGACGCCACCGGCACGATCATGGATGCTGGCGGTAACTCGAACCACCACAGCCACTAGCGGCTGGCCAAGCCTTAAAGCCCTTTAATATCCCCCGGCCGGGCATGGCGGCACGATAGCCGCATGACCCGGCTATCTGACTCTCTTCACTGGCAACCCGCCCTCGGCAGCTTCGGCATCGTCGAGACCATCGCGGACATTGACCAGGCCATCCGCGTGATCCTTCGCACCCCCAAGGGGAGCGACCCGCATCGCCCGGACTTCGGCTCCAACATCCACCTCTATCTGGACTACCCGATCGACCAGGCCGTGCCGCACCTGGTACGCGAGACGGTCGAGGCGATCCGTCTGTGGGAGCCGCGCTGCGAGCTGGTCAAGGTTACGCCCTCGATCGAGGAGGCTCAGATCACCCTGCGCGTGCAGTGGAAGCTGGCAGATGGCGTTAAACGCGAGACGGAGGTGCGCCTGTGAGCCTGCCCGAGCCGAGTTTCATCGACCGCGACCCGCAGGCCATCACGGCCGAGATCGTCGCGCAGTATGAGCAACTGACCGGCAAGACCCTTTACCCGGCGCAGGTCGAGCGCCTGCTGATCGACGTGATCGCCTACCGCGAGACCCTGGTGCGCATCGGCATCCAGGAGGCGGCCAAGCAGAACCTGGTCGCCTACGCCCGCGCCCCGATGCTGGACTACCTGGGCGAGCTGGTGGGCGTCACCCGCCTGCCGGCGCAGCCGGCGAAGACCACCCTGCGCTTCACCTTCGCGGCGGCGCTGGCCACCAACCTGCTGATCCCGGCCGGCACCCGCGTCGAGGGCGGCGACGGCACGGCCACCTTCGCCACCGACGCCGACGTGACCCTGCTGGCCGGCCAGCTGTCGATCGACGCGGCCGCGACCTGCGAGGAACCCGGCACCGCCGGCAACGCCTGGCAGCCGGGCCAGATCAACAACCTGGTCGATGATCTGGGCGACGTCGAAGTGACGGCCGCCAACACCACGGTCACCTCCGGCGGCATCGAGGAGGAGGAAGACGACCGCCTGCGCGAGCGCATCAAACTGGCACCGGAAGCCTTCAGCACCGCAGGCAGCCGCCTGGCCTATGTGTTCCATGCCAAGAGCGCGCACCAGAGCATCGTCGACGTGGCGGTGCTGTCGCCCACGCCCGGCGTGGTCAAGCTCTACCCGCTGCTCACCACCGGCCTGCCGGACGCGAACATGCTCTCCCTGGTTGAGGCCACCTGTTCAGCAGACCGCGTGCGGCCGCTGACCGACAACGTGCAGGCGCTGGCGCCGACGCCGATCGACTACGCCATCGACGCCCAGTTGGTGCTCTACAAGAACACCGACGTCGCCAGCGTGCTGGCCCAGGCGCAAGCAGCGGCCGAAGCCTACAAGGCCGACCGCGCCGCCGGCCTCGGCCGGGACATCGTGCCGGTGCAGGTCGAGGCCGCGCTCAAGGTGGCCGGTGTGTACGACATCGTGCGCGCCGCCCCGGCCAAGATCGTGCTGGCCGAGAACGAGTGGGCGCGCTGCACCGGCATCAACCTGGTCGTGACGGGGACGGTCGATGGCTGACGCGCTGCTGCTCCCGCCACCGCTGGCTGGCGACGAACGCTTCCAGGCGCTTGGCCAGCTGGCCGCCCGGATCAGCGACATCGACCTGTCGCCGCTGCTGGTCTATCTGGTCGATACGGTCAACGCCTCGGCACTACCCAACCTGGCCGAGCAGCTGCACATCCTGGGCGAGGGCTGGCAGTTCGCCCGCGATGACGACGAACGCAGGCGCCTGCTGAAGCGCGCCATCGAGCTGCACCGCTACAAGGGCACCCGCTGGGCGATCCAGCAGGTGCTGGAGACGCTGGCCCTGTCCGGCCAGATCAGCGAGTGGTTCCAGTACGGAGGCCAGCCCTACTACTTCAAGATCAACGTCGACCTCTCCACGCGCGGTATCGACGAGGCCACCTTCGACGCCCTGGTGGCCCTGATCACCGAGTACAAGAACGTCCGCTCGCACCTGGAGCTGCTGACCCTTTCGCTGACCAATGTCAGCCAGGTGCCGGCGATCGCGGCCACCACCCTCTGCGGCGAGCTGGCCACCGTCTATCCCTACGAGCTGACCGAACTCAACCAGGTGAGCCAGGTGCCGAGCTTCGGCATCGGCCACTGGAGTGTCGAGACCGTCTTGGTCTATCCGCAGACTGCTTAATCCGAAGGAGCCCTTATGGCCAATGAGTTTTTCACGATCCTCACCGCGACCGGGCGCAACAAGCTGGCCGCCGCAACGGCGACCGGCGCCCCGCTGACGCTCACCCAGATGGCGGTGGGCGACGGCGACAACGGCGCCTACTACAGCCCGGCCGAAGCCCAGACCGCCCTCAAGCATGAGGTCTGGCGCGGCGCGATCAACCACCTGGCGGTCGACGCCAACAACCCCAACTGGATCGTCGCCGAGCTGGTGATCCCGGACAACGTCGGCGGCTTCTACATCCGCGAGGTCGGCCTGTTCGATAGCGCGGGCGCGATGATCGCCGTGGGCAAGTTCCCCGAGAGCTACAAGCCAACCTTGGCGGCCGGTTCCAACAAGCAGCTCTATGTTCGGATGATCCTTGAGGTGACCAACACCACGGCGGTCACCCTGCTGGTCGATCCGAGCGTGGTTCTGGCCACCCGGCAATACTGCGACGACAAGGTCGCGGCCGAGATCAACAAGCTGGACGGCAAGCAGTCGGTGCGCGTGGCCACCACGGCGGCGATCGCGCTATCGGGCCTGCTGACGATCGACGGTGTGGTGCTGGCAGCGGGTGACCGAGTGCTGGTGAAAAACCAAGCTGCCGCTGCGGACAACGGTATCTATGTGGTAGCCGCCGGAAACTGGATGCGGGCCGCCGATGCGGACGCAGCCATCGAGGTCACGCCGGGCATGTTCGTCTCGGTCGAACAAGGCGCGGCCAATGCGGATTCGGTCTGGCAGCTGGTAACCGACGCCCCGATCACCCTCGGGGTGACTGGCTTGGTGTTCGAGATGGTGGACGGCAAGACCGGGGTCGTCGCCGGCACGTACCGGAGCGTCACGGTCAATCAACGGGGCCAGGTCACCGGAGGCACGAATCCAACAACGCTTGCCGGCTATGGAATCAACGACGCAGCCTCTCAATCCGGAGTCCAGCAGAACACGTACAGTGTCGCCTCGGCAGCTGGTGCGGCCGACGCGATCACGGCAGCCTTTGTCCCGGCCATCACCGCGCTCACTCACGGAATGACGCTTTACGTGAGAGCGGCATCGGCAAACGCTACAACGACTCCGACCTTCACACCGAATAACGGGACGGTCGCGGCAAAGCAGATCGTAAAAGGCAACGGTGCAGCCCTGGTTCCTGGCGACATCGCCGGTAGCGGCCACTGGATCGAGCTGCAGTACGACCAGACGCTAGATCGCTGGGTGCTACTCAACCCTGCCACTGGCATCTCGTCGCTGCCCGCTGGTTCTGTCATCCACGTTGCCCAAAGCACCGCCCCCTCCGGTTATCTGAAAGCCAATGGAGCAGCAGTCTCCCGCACGACCTATGCGGCACTGTTTGCCGCGATCGGCACGGCCTTCGGTGCAGGTGACGGCAGCACGACCTTCAACCTTCCGGACCTCCGAGGCGAGTTCTTGCGCGCTCTCGACGATGGGCGCGGCGTCGATTCCGGCCGGACTATCGGTTCTGCTCAGGCAAGTACGAGAACGCTGCAAAAAGTTGTGGCATGGGATCAAACCGATACATCTGGCACGGTAACGCTTGGTCTTTGCTACGAAAGGGCTGACTCGGAAGGTCTTACAACGTCAGCCGACCCGGCTTATGCGAAGACTGCAACCGGTTCGGCCTGGACCGGCGGTATCAACGACAACGCCACAACCGGGACGCTGAATGGCATAGGCGACACAGGCTATGCAGGCCGCTGGATCAGCTACCGTCCGCGCAACATTGCTTTGCTTGCCTGCATCAAGTTTTGAGGGGATCGAACATGGCCAAAAATATCTACAACTACCATCCGGAAACCGGCGTGTTTGTCGGAACGTCGCTCGCCGATCCGTCGCCGCTGGAGCCCGGCGTCTTCTTGATTCCGGCTTATGCGACAGAAGTTCCACCACCTGCCTTCGGGGATGGCCAGGAAGCCGTCTTCAATGTCGGCGCGCAGGAATGGCACGTCGTCGACCTTCCGACACCGGCGGTGGCCGACATCAAGCTCGTTATGTGGGTGCGTATCAAGTCGGATCGTGACCGCCGCAAGGCCGGTGGGTTCAAGGTTGGGACGGATTGGTTTCACAGCGATGCTGACAGCCGCATCCAGCACCTCGGCTTGAAAGACAAGGCGCGCGATCTGCTCGCGGCTGGCGGGGCAATGACGGACAACCTCACCATCCTTGGTCAGCCGGTGCGCTGGAAAACGATGGACGGCTCATTCGCCATCGTCACAGCCCAGCTTGCCTTCGACATCGTGGCGGCCGCAGGCGACCTTGACGCCCGACTCTTCGCGGTAGCCGAGACGCACCGAGCTGCGATGGAGGCTGCGGCCGACCCCGCCACCTATGACTTTTCCGCCGGTTGGCCGGAAACCTTTGGAGGCTAAGACCATGTCAGCCGTTCAATTGCTCTTTACCCGGCGCCGCCATCCCGGCAGTGCTTTGATCCGTGTTACTACCTGGTCGGCCTGGTCGCACGTCGATCTGATTGACGGCCAGTCGGTACTCGGGGCGGTAGCCTTCCACGGCGTCGAGCGCGAGCAACTGGCGACCCGCCTAGCGCACGCCAGCCGGGCGGCGGTGATGACGATCCCCTGCGCCGACGCCAAGTCCGTGATCGCGGCCGCCGAGTCGCAGGTCGGCAAGCCCTACGACTGGCCGGGCGTGCTGGGGATCGGCCTGCATCGGGACTGGCAAGAGCCAGATCGGTGGTTCTGTAGCGAGATGGCGGCCTGGGCCTTCCACGAGGCGGGGCAGCCGCTGTTCCGGCCTGACGCGCTGTACCGGATTACGCCGCAGCACCTTTGGATGCTGCCCTACGAGGCTCGCTTGATCGAGACGCCGGACGCACTGCAACCGGCATGAAGAAGAGGGCGGCGGCCGTGGTGCGGGAACACCTCGGCCGTCACCGTAACCCACAGACAGAACCTGTGAGCCTTGGCCAAGGCCCCCTTACCGTGCACACGGCGGGTCTAAGCCTAACACAATTGCAACTAACAAAAAGGGCTTACACAGAATGGAAATGCAATCCGCTTCCCCCATCGTCCCCTGGATCGGAGGCAAACGCCGCCTGGCGAAACACATCCTCCCGCTCTTCCCCGAGCACACCTGCTACGTCGAGCCGTTTTGCGGCGCGGCCGCGCTCTATTTCCTGAAGGCACCGACCAAGGTCGAGGTGCTCAATGACGTGAATGGGGAGCTGGTCAATCTGTACAGGGTGGTCCGCCACCACCTGGAGGAGTTCGTCCGGCAATTCAAATGGGCGCTGACCTCGCGGCAAATCTTCAAGTGGCTACAGATCACGCCCGAGGAGACGCTGACGGACATTCAGCGCGCCGCCCGGTTCTTCTATCTCCAGAAGATGGCCTTCGGCGGCAAGGTCGAGGGTCAGACGTTCGGTACCTCGACCACCTCGGGGCCGAAGCTCAACCTGCTGCGCCTGGAGGAAGACCTGTCGGCCGCCCACCTGCGCCTGAGCCGGACCTACATCGAGAACCTGGACTGGGCCGACTGCATCCGCAAGTACGACCGCGATCACACCCTGATCTACTGCGACCCGCCGTACTGGGGCACCGAGGGCTATGGCGTCGATTTCGGGCTGCATCAGTACCAGCGCATGGGCGACCTGGCCAAGACCGTCCAGGGCCGGATGATCGTTTCCGTGAACGACATCCCGGAGATGCACCAGGCGTTCGCCGGGCTGCGCATCGAGCGGGTGGACATCAACTACACCGTGGGCGGTGCCGGCCGGTCGAAGGCCAAGTCGGGCGAGCTGATCATTCGGAACTGGTAG